TCTTATATCTTTTATATAGTTCCTCTATACTTTCAATGTTTATTCCACTATTTATATCACTTTTATTTGTAACTTTAGTAATATTAATTAACTGTATAGGCATTTCAGTTATTGTATTAGCTTTTACATTATATCTACTTCCAATTTCAATAGCTTCAATTTTTACATCAACTTCACCAATTTCTCTAATAGTAGCATTTTCAATAGTTTTAAATTGTAACTGATTTTTTGTTTGTATTAATGTTCCTTTTTGTATTATTGTATCTTTAGCACCGTAAAAAGTTGATATACCAGTAGCTTTTATACCTTCTTTTCTATAGATCCCTATTTCAGCAGCTCTTTTTATAACTTCTTCTTCAAAACCATTCATAAAAGCACTATCTATAAAAACTTTGTTTAATATTTCTTCTAAATCTTCTCTAGTATCCTCCAATTCGTATGCAGTAGGTGCTAAAGTATCATGTAGTAAAGTACCTTCCATTGTAGATACATCATTTTCAACATAAGATTTCATACGTTTTAAAATTTCTTCTGAACTTTCTTTATACACTAGCTTCCACCTCCCCATATATTGTTTTCGTTTTTACATTTATAGTTAATTTACTACCTTCAAAATCTACATTTATATTTTCTATTGATTTAATGTAAGGATTAGCTAATAAACATTCTTCTAAATATCTACTAACCTCACTATCTACAAGTTCTTTAGAATAACCTTTCCCTACAAGTGTTTCTAATTCATTTCCATAATTATAAGAATAAATCTTATATCTATATTTATTTGTTTGTAATACCTTCCATATCCATATTTTTAGTGCTTCATCTTTTTCAACTATTATATTTTCTCCATGGTCATTAGTGATAAGTTGTCCTGAAGAAAAATTTATTTTATATTCTCGGAAAACAGGTAATTCTTCTTTAATATTTATATCAGCATTGGCTGGGAATATACTCAAATCTACACCACCTTTGCTAAAACAATATATGTTTGATTCTTTTCTATCGGTATAGTTGCCACTAGATCATTTATATTTAATTCTTTTATATCTACATTTACCAGCATATTTTCTCTATGAAGTATTAAATCCTTAACCTTAATTTTCAAAGGGTTAGATGATAAAACAACTCCCATTCCTACTGGTGGGGGATTATTTTCAGCACCTTCTTTTTGCATTATTCTAATTAACTCCGCATATGGATTATTTCCTATTTTTCTTCACCTTCTTTTTAGCTAACCTTTGCTTTTTCTTAGCTTCTCTTATAGCTTGTTTTTTCATTTTAGTATCAAATTTTAATGTATCATCTGATTCTTTAGTATCCATTTTGTTAATATAAGACAACTCTAATTGAGTAGTGAATGTATTACTTTCTATATCCCATGTATGTGTATCACCTTTAATATACATAAGTGCATTTTTTAATGTGCTTATATAAGGTATTTGTACATTAACTGCATATCCTGTTCTATAATTATAATCTCCTAAGACCTCTACACTAATATCCCTATCTATTCCATGTAACATATTTTTTGCGACTATTGTAGCATTTTTATCTTTCTCCTTAATATAGTTATCCTGTAATATTCCATAGTATTTAATATCATTAGCATTTTCAACTTTATTAATATAATTATTTTTATCATCATAAACTTTTACTCGGTTAATCATATTTTCCATACTGTCCTTATAACTAAAACTTAATAAGTTTCCATCACCAGTAAATACATTTCTGCATGGTGTTATAATTTTACTTGTTAATTTACTTCCCATTTCAACTACATTAACTTTAGTATTAGACATTACAATAAAATATTGTTTACCAGTTTGTTTACTCACTTGTGTATATAATTCTTGGATTGCATTATATACACTTTTTTGTGGTATTAACCATCTTAATTTTATATTGCTACTAGCGATATTACCCGTTTTAACCCCTATTTCTCCTAGTATTTGTTTAACTGCTCTGTCTGCTGTTGTATTAGAAAAATTATAAGTAACTTTATTCTTAGTTAAATAGAAAGCATAATCAAATGCAGTAAACTGTAATTCGTCAGAACTATTTATTTCCCTATCTATTACAATTCCCCGGAAAATTTCTTTATTATCTAATGTTGCCCATACTTTAGTTGCAGGGCCAATTTGCTGTTTTATCTGGTATGGATCATGTAATGGATATATAATAGTACATTCTAATTTTCTACTTACTTCTGTTATGCTTCTACTTATAGTTATAGCAGTGCAAAATTCTGTTATTTCTTCTACTTTACCATTATAATTTTTAAATATTCTAATCAAATTACCACCAACTTCTTTTGGCCAACAACCTTATGCTCTTTAAAACTAATAGTAAAATAAACATCTCCAGAACCATCTTTTTCTCCATAATTAAATTCTTCTATAGTACATGCACTGTTAAGTCTGGTTCCAGTAGCTATAAATCTGCATACTTGTTTATTGTATTTTATAGCATCTATTATTTTGCAATAATCATAAGGGTTTAATTTAGGCTTACATTGGCAAAAATCATATGCTTGAGAAGGGAAAAAACCAGACACTTGCCATTCTCTTAATTTATTATTACCTGGAAAACTTAACTCCCCAAAATTTAAAAGATTAACTGTTTTAGTCATACTCCCGAAGGTAACTTCAAATTCTGCAAAAGATATTGGGAAATGTATATCTTCAATTTTATTTTTTAACCAAAACTCCATAATGCACCTCCTAAATAATAAAAGGCACTTAATTTAATAAGTACCTTTATGCCATATTTAGACTTTGTATTTTTAATTTCTGTACTATTTTATTTGCGATAGCATCTATATCAGATTCATTTCTTACATGCACATCTCCAAAAGTTATTGTCACACTTCCACCATTACCAACCATTCTTCTACTATCTTTATTATCGTGTACTTTACTACCAGATGGCATTTCCACAATCTCTGGCCCATGTTCTCCTACTACACTAAGACCTCCACCCCAATAAGGAGTACCAAGTGCATTTTTACCTTTAATTCCACTTAAATCTCCATTTTTTATTAAAGATATAGTCCCCTGTATAGGATGCTTCATCCATTCTTTTATTCCATCCCAAGCATTCTTTACTTTTGCAACTTTATCATGGAAAATACTATCTAGTATATCTATTACAGCTTGTACTGGTGCAGAAAAGAAATCAATTACACCATGCAATATCGATTTAAAAATACCAACAACTCCACTAAAAATCCGTTCTACTCCATCCCAAGCCTTATTCCAATCCCCTGTAAATACTCCTACAACAAAATCTATTATACCTTTGAATATACCTATTAATCCTTCTATAATTCCACTAATAGTATTAATTACTGCTGAAATTATTATAGATATTTTAGTAAAAGCAAAGGCTATTTTGGCTACAAACACAACAGCCAATAATTTAATTATAGGCATAATTATAGGTTTTAATAAATTGAATAAATCACTAATAGATTTAAAAAGTCCCTTTAACTTCGGTAACAATTTTTTCATATTATTAAATGCTTTTGCAAAATGTTTCCCTATATTCTTACTAAGTCTTTTAAATATTTCTTCTATTTTTTTTATTTCCTTTTTACCAATTCCAGTAAATTTACTTAATTCTTTTCCCACTTTTTTAAATATTTTAGATAGTTTATCCCAATTCTTATAGACTAATAATGCAGTTACTGCAATAGCTGCTAGAATAATCACAACCAAATGTCCAGGACTAGTAAAGTATTTTAATAGCCCGCCAGCTTTTTTAATACTACTAGATAATTTATTAATTCCAGTAATAGTTTTACTTATACCTGTTGTTATTTTTCCTATTACAAAAATAACAGGACCAACACTAGCTGCAATTAGTCCAAATTTAACAATCATCTTCTGTTGTTCGGGTGTTAGCTTACTTATCTTATCTGTTATTGTTTCTATTATATTTCCCAAAGCTTCCATAGCTGGAGTTAATGCTCCACCGACACCCAATAAGCTATTATGTGCTTTATTTAATATTTTTCTAAACTTTTCTATAGGAGTTTGTAATTTATCGTATGCATTTTTAGTTGCATTTGCACTATTATCCATCTTTTTAAGCATATCATTAAAATCTTTACCTGCTCCTGTAGCTAAAACTAAAGCTGCTTTACCAGCTTCAGCACTTCCAAACATATCTTTTAAGCTTAGCTTGTTTTTTATTGCATAATTATCTAATATATTAAGTACATCAGATACATTTTTACCTTCTTTCATTAATTGTCCAAATGATTTACCACTCATTTTTCTTAGAGCTTTATCTGCTACACTTCCTGTTTTAGATAATTCATTTAGCATGCTATTCATGTAAGTAGTAGTTTCAGCTGCCTTAATACCATTTTTAGTCATAAGTGCATATCCAGCAGTAATCTGGTTTAATCCTGTATTTGTAGCAACTGCTGTCGGAATAACTTTACCCATTACCGAAGAAAGTTCTCCAACTGTTACCTTACCTTCATTTTGTGTGGTTATTAGCATATCACTTACTTTTGTCACATCCTCAGATTTCATTTTGTAAGCATTCATTATCGTTGTTAAAACATCTAAAGATTGCCCAGCTTCTGCAAATCCAGCCTTAGCTAGTGTAGTAGACTTTCTTACAAAGTTAACAGCATCTCCTGTTTTCTGCCCAGCACTTATAGCATCATAAACATTATCAGCTATTTCAGCACTAGCTATTCCTGTATCATTGGATAACTTTATTATATCTTTTCTTAATAACTCTATAGGTACTTTAGTAGTGTCCGCAATTGTAGACACTTTAGCTATAGCATCTGTAAATTTATTACTTGCTCGCAATGACATTAACCCTATTCCTGCAAGTGGTGCAGTAACATGTGCCATAAGATTTTTCCCTATATTTTCTGTACTCTTACCAACCTTTCTCATATCATTTGCAACATATTTGGTTCTTCTTTGAAAATCAGTTAATCCTTGACTAACATTTCTCAATTGTCCTGAAAATTGGTCTCTAAGCGTTAAAACTGCATCTATAACATGTGCCAATAATAATTACCTCCTTTCTGTAAAATGGTATTAAAAAAGTGCCTACTTTCAAGTAAGCACTTAAAAACTTTATTCTATTTTTACATCTAACACCTCATATTTGCTTAAATCTTTTGTACCTTCTAATCTTACTATAAAATTACTTCTCAATTTTGCTCCGAAACTATTTTCAGCATCTACGTAACCAGATACATTATAAACAGTCATATTTTCATTATCACTATTAGTTTCTTTTATGTTGTATACATTAACCTTAGCTGTGCCTGGTGACTTTAAATTTTCTTCTACAACTGACTGTGCAGTTGTAATTATGGTAGTTCTTTTATCCCTTTCTGCTTTTTTAGCTTTATCCACTTCACTGTCTCCTCCACAACCAATTAATGCAAATATAAATACACAACTTAATAATATACTTAAAAATTTCTTCATGTATAATTACCTCCCTTTCTAAGGTATATTATACAAAACTTTCTTGTTCTTTTCTATCTTCTATTTCCTGCATTGCAAAAACATGGAGTATTTTCTTTTCTCCAATTCCCATAGAATAAAAAGAAGATGGTGTAATATTCTTATGTTTAAATAAATAATACATAAGACTTACTTCTCCATCTTCTTTTATAAGTTTTTTATTTCTTCTTCCTCTTCTTCATCCTGTTCATAGCCATTTAATTCATTTATTGTGTTATATAACTCGTCTATTTCTCCAGCTAATAGTAATTTATTAATTAATTCTTTTGGAGTAGGAGCATTAAAATGTTCTAGTAAATCTTTATTTCTAAATGTGTCCGAGCAACCTTCCATTACAGTTAATAATTTAGTTTCACCTAAATTAGTCCCCTGTATATTTCCTTTTTTATTTAAATCTATAAGTTTATCCTGTATCTTTGCTACTTTTTCTGGATTAACTGCTTTACATGTAAAAGTAAATTCTTGCCCTCCTAATTTACCTAACTTTAATGTAACTTCCTTTGTAGGCATTTCTAATTCTCCAGCATCTAAAGCTAATAATTTTTCTACTGTATTCATATTATTTTTCCTCCATTATACTAAATACTTTTCTAGTTAAATCACTTTTTACTTCCGTAGGTACTCTATTGTCTGTTAATAATGATTTTATACAATTAATTAAACCTAAAAATTTATCTGTATCTGTTAAACTTATTTCAATCCCTGTTTTCATATTATTACCTCACTTTATTATTTTTTATATTGAATCTAACACTTCGTAATCAGAAAAACTAAATGGAACACTTTCTTCTCCATTTTTCTTCCCTTCCCAATCTGCCAATGTCAGCTCTTCAAATGTTGCATCTTTTATGCATACTCTTTCAACACCCATAGCGTCAGGATCAGCTAGCTTAGAAATTATAGTTACTTTTGTTTGCTTACCTTTTTTAATGTTGTCTGCCATTAATTTAATAAACATACTATCTACTTTATTAAGTTTTAAAGTTCCTTTACCTTCGTAACCTATAACTTTTGTATGTTTTGCAAGAGTTCCTAACATATTTACATCTGCAGTTTTTAAAGAAATTTTCGCCTGAAACGCTGTAGCGTTAGCTAGTAACTCCCCATTTATCCAAAGCTCCGCCCAAGTGCCATTTATAACATTCTCTTCTGCGTAATGTCCAGCCATTTAATCACTTCCTTTATATTTCAAAAATAATTTCTAAATCTTCCATAGCGTCAAGTGGTCTACATTTTCCTTTTAAAAATACATTAGCTCCAGAGGACATTTCTTCTAGCTCTTGTTTATTCATACCACTTGTATCTATTCCTTTTTTCTTAAAGTATAGTCTTATAGCATCTACATTTATAGATACATTATTTTGCTTTTTAGCAAGTATACCTTCATTTTCTAACCCTTCTAGATAACCATTTACTGCAACTGCAAAATTAACCTGGTTATCATACCCATTTCCATACTTACCTACATAATCATTTTCAAAAGTTCTTCTTATGTCTCTATCTATAAGGTCCATTATAGAAACAATTTTAATCTTTTTATATTCTTCGCCTTTGCCTTCTACGGTACTTGTTAAAGAATTTACAGCTCTAGCAATCTTACACTTTTCACCGTCATTTATAATAATTAACTCTCCATTATCCACTGCTTTGTTTGCATCAGTTTTCTTTATATGAGGTACATCCGTAACTTCTGGCAACACATAATAAGTAGCACTTACATTTAAAGGTGTACCAACCAAAATACCTGCTATTCTACTACAATATTGAGTATTTGTATAAGTCTTATCTTCTACTTTTACATAGGTAGTAGTAAAATTTATAATTCCTTCGTGGTCTGCCTTACAATCTGGTAATACTGCTTGGACTTTTATATTATCTTCTCTTAATCCTTTAATCCAGGTAGCTACTTTATCTACTTCACTTTTTTGTAGGCAAGGTACTGCTAAATAGTCCCATACTTCTGCTTCCATTACATTTAAAGCATCTTCTAATTTCCCTTCTTCTCCAAGACAATAAAAAATGACTTTCTTAGGTGCTTTATATCCACCCTTAAAAGTCAATTCTATTTGCTCCTTATTTTCTATACTTAAGTCCTTTGGTATATCTTTTACACTTTCTAATGTAATTACTTTATCTATAACTTTCTTATCTTTAAGTACTAATGCTACTGTACCTTTTGAACCACGTTCTATTGCACTTTTAGCTAAAGATTTAAAGACAATATCTATATTAGGTAATCCCATGTAATCACTCCATTTCTAATTGTATTTTTTTCATAGGTGGATATTCTTTTCTAGGCAATGCATCTAACCAACTAAGATTAAATCTAAAACTTAAAACACCATCTATATCCTCATTACGGACATTTCTAGGCACTAGTTTTCTATCCTTAATATTTATATAAGGAAATACTTTTTGTTTTAATATCTCTGTCATTTTAA